GTGCCACCGCTGCCCGGAGTGCGGCGAGTATCACGAGATCGTTTTCGACGACATCAAGTTCGATCCCGAGGCCACACGGATCCGCGGGAAAAAGACGTGGAAACTGAAGGGCGGCGTCTCGTGGGCCTGCCCGGGCTGCGGCTGCCTGATCCCCGAGGAGACCATGCGCCGGCAGCCGGCCAAGTGGATCGCAGAAAACCCCGACGCCTATGCCAAGGGCGTGCGCTCCTTCTGGCTGAACGCCTTCAGCTCCCCGTGGACGCCGTGGCAGAAGATCGTCCTCAAGTTCCTCGACGCGCAGAACGACCCGCAGCGGCTCAAAGTCGTCTACAACACCCTGCTCGGCCAGCTATGGGAGGATCGCGGCGACCTCGAGGACGAGGACACCATGCTCGCCCGGCGCGAGGACTACGGCACGCGGCCGGACGGCACCCCCGTGGAGCTGCCTGACGGCGTGCTGGTGCTGACCTGCGGCGTCGATACGCAGGACAACCGTCTCGAGTACGAAGTAGTCGGCCACGGCCACTACGGCGAGACGTGGGGCATCGTCAAGGGCTACATCATGGGCCGGCCGGACACCCCGGAGGTCTGGCAGCGCCTCGACGACGTGATCGACCACGTCTACACCTTCAAGAACGGCCGGGGCCTGCGGATCTCCATCACCTGTGTCGACTCCGGCGGCCACTTCACCCAAGAGGTGTACGAAGCCTGCCGGGCCCGCATCCACAAGCGCGTCTTTGCTATCAAGGGCAAGGGCGGCGACGGGATCCCCTTCGTCTCACCGCCCTCGAAGGTGCCGATCCGCGACAACAAGAAGATCACCTGCTGGCTCTACACCCTCGGCGTCGACGCCGGCAAGGCGTCCATCATGGCGAGCCTCAAGGTGCAGGAGCCCGGGCCGAGGTATTGCCACTTCAACCGCAACCCCGACGCCGGATATGATCTCAACTACTTCAACGGCCTGCTCTCTGAGAAGCTGGTGCTCAAACACACCAGCCGCGGCGACCGCTGGGCGTGGGAGAAACTGCCCGGCCACAACCGCAACGAGGCGCTCGACTGCCGCGACTATGCGATGGCCGGCGTGAAGATCATCAACCCCGACATGGACGCCGTCGAGAGACGGCTCAAGGGGCTCGAGGAGAAGCCGGCGCAGCAACGCCAGCAGGCCCGATCCAAGACAAAGCGCAGCAAGGCGGCCAACGCCTTCGACGACTGGTAAGGAGGACACCACATGAAAACACGCGCAACAATCGAGGCAGAGCTCACAGCCAAAAGGAACCGGCTCGAGCTCTACCTGAAGCGAGAAGCCGAGATGCTGGACGGGGGCGTCCAGAGCTACGGCATCGGCTCCCGCAATCTGGCAAGGTACAACACCGACCTGAGCCAGATCAGGGACGCCATCAAACAGCTCGAGAAGGAAATCGCCAACCTCGAGGGCGCCCTGAACGGGCAGAAGCCCCGCAAGGCCGTGGGGGTCGTCCCCCGCGACTGGTAACATCGGAAAAGAGCCCCGCCCGGGGCTTTTTTCATAGGCATCGGGCCGGGAGTTTTCGCTCCTTTACTCTCGGCCCCTTGCCATCTTCTGAAAGGAGGTGAGCAACATCAGCAAGAAGAAACGCAACAGCCGACCGCAGAGCGGAAGGCAGCAGCCTCGTCCTGTCAATAAGGGCTACGGCGACGCCGGCGCGAGCTGGCAGAAGAAAGCGACCAAGGGCTTCAGAGCTATGAGCGGCAGCCCGAAGGAGGACATCGACGCCAACAACGCGACCCTCCGACAGCGTGCCCGTATGCTCTATATGGCGGCCCCGATCGCCACCTCAGCCATCAAGACCAACCGCACCAACGTCATCGGCGTCGGCCTGAAGCTCCAGAGCCGGATCGACCGCGAGGCCCTCGGCATGGATCAGGAGGCAGCTGACCTGTGGCAGGCAAAGACGGAGCGGGAGTTCGCCCTGTGGGCCAACCGCAAGGCAGCCTGCGACGCCACCGGCGTGAACAACTTCTACGCCATGCAGCAGCTCGCGCTCGCTTCGTGGCTGGTGAGCGGCGACGTGTTCGCCGTCATCAAGCAGTACGACCCCACGCCGACCATGCCCTACTCGCTCAGGATCCACCTCGTCGAGGCTGACCGAGTGGCAACCCCGACGGCCGCCGGCATCATGACCCCGCTGCTGGCGACTACCGGCAAGGCAGCCAACGGCAACACCATCTACGACGGCGTCGAGGTCAACCCCAACGGCATGATCGAGGCATACCACATCCGCAGCACCTACCCCCTCGAGCTCGGCACGGCGTCGACCAAGTGGACGCGCGTCAAGGCATACGGAGACCGCACCGGCCTCCCGAACATCTTGCAGGTCATGGACTCGGAGCGGCCTGACCAGTACAGAGGCGTCAGCTATCTGTCGCAGGTGATCGAGCCGCTGCTTCAGCTTCGCAGGTACACCGAGAGCGAGCTGACAGCCGCGATCGTCGAGAGCTTTTTCACCGCCTTCGTGAAAACGGAGGCCGGAGCGTCCGACAACCCGTTCAACGAAGTGGGGAGCAGCCTGCCAGAGGTGAGCCGCGATCCCAATGAGTACGAGATGGGCCCGGGCCAGATCAACATCATGGAGCCCGGCGAGGACGTCGTATTTGCCGACCCGAAGCGGCCGGCCAGCGGCTTCGACTCGTTCCTGCGAGCCATCTGTGAACAGGTGGGCGCTGCGCTCGAGATCCCGGCCGACCTGCTGCTGAAGTCCTTCAACAGCTCGTACAGCGCCAGCCGTGCGGCCCTGCTGGAGGCGTGGAAAGCCTTCAAAATGCGCCGCGAGTGGTTTGTCGCTGACTTCTGCGCCCCGATCTACGAGATCTGGATGGCCGAAGCCGTCGCCCGTGGCCGCATTGACGCCCCGGGCTTTTTCACGGATCCGGCGATCCGCGCCGCCTATCTCGGCGCCGAATGGATCGGCCCGTCTCAGGGCCAGCTCGACCCGGTCAAGGAGATCACGGCCGAGATCCTCGCAGTCGGCGAAGGCTTCAGCACCCGCGAGCAGAGCACGATCCGGCTCAACGGCGGCCAGTGGGACGCCAACGTCGACCAGCTCGCACGCGAAAACGCCAAGCTCGCCGAAGCAAACGCGCCCCTTCAGGGCAGCAGCTCCTCCGGCGCCGGCGGCACATCAGGTGCAACCGAGCCCGGCGTGGTGGCTGCGCTGCGGAACGAAATCATCAAAGCACTCAAGGAGGACGAACACCATGAAAGCAAATAACCCGCCCCGCTGCATCGCGGGGCCTGCCCCTGCGCCTCCTACTGGCGGCAAGCTCCAGAAGTTCTGGAACATCGCCAGCACCGGCGACGACACGGGCGAGATCCTGCTCTACGGCGACGTCATGAGCAGCCAGCCGATCGACTGGTGGACGGGCGAGCCTGAGCCCGGCCTCTACATCACCCCCGAGGGCTTCCTCGAGGATCTGGCTGCCGTGAAGGACAAGAGCAACATCACCATCAAGATCAATAGCTGCGGCGGCGACCTCTACACCGGCATCGCCATCCACAATGCGATCAAGGGCCTGAGCGGCACCAAGACCGTCATCGTGGAGGGCATCGCTGCCAGCGCGGCCAGCGTCATCATGTGCGCCGGCGACGAGGTGCAGGTCTACCCCGGCAGCATGGTCATGATCCACGGCGTCAGCGGGCTCCTGTGGGACTACTACAACCTGCAAGACCTGAAGAAGCTCCAGAAGGACTTCGACGCCAGCGAGCGAGCCATCGCGGAGATCTACCACGCCAAGACCGGCATCGAGGTCGACCAGCTCCGCAGCATGATGACCCGCGAGACGTGGATGGTCGGTCAGGAGGCGGTCGACAACGGCTTCGCCAACACCCTGCTCGACGACGCGGGCCCGTCTGCCGCCCTGAGCGCAGACAAGAAGGTGCTCCTCGTGGCTGGTATCAGGCACGACGTCAGCAACTTCAGACACATCCCCGGGGCGATCCCGGTCAACAACAGCATCCACGCCGCTGCTGCGGCTGGAAATAAGCCGGAGACCCCGGCCATCAAAAACGAAGGAGGAAACAAACCCATGACCCTC